CGAAATGGAAGCTGCTGCGAGATACGTTCCTACGTCAGTAAGCATACTCATGAGAACTTCTTTATTTTCTTGTTGATCATTTCAATCAACTTCTTCTCAAACCCATCTCTCGCCAAACGTTTCATGGGGTACTCCAGATATTTCGGACCCCGACCTGTGCCGGGCGTAACTGGTCCTGCTCCGACTTTTCCGCTTGAATTGCCCGGAGGTTTCGGAGGATGCCAGTAGTGTATGGCTTCGTGTTGGACAACTGCGTATGGGGCTGCGGCCCCACCGTAAGCGACTTCCCCTTCTGGGTGGTCGCTTAACACCTGCGGATATTTAATAACAATAGATCGGGCGAGATTTCCAGTATCAAATGGGACGAGCTCTGAAGATTTCCTAGCTACGTCAGTCGTCAAATCCCGAACTGCCAGCCTTGCCCCCTCTATTACGGCGAGATTGCCTTCCGACATTTTCTTCTTCAGGTCTTTCATGCCTGTAAGCTGTATCGTCATGGCTACCTACCTCTGCCACAGTATACAACCACCCCAACCTGCCCGATGGCATTACTTTTGGTATCCACTCTTTTAATTGGGCGAGTTCCCGATATCGGCGCTGGCAAGGTAATCTGGTCCTCCGTGTCCAGCGTCAAAGATTGGTCGGGGATATACGCGATGTAATCGCATTGGGCTGTTTCCTGCGAAACGTCACGATCAGCTTGTGTGGACCTGCGAACATACGCTGGATACGAGGTCGCACCACCCGAATAAGAGCGTTCGCCGTAGTTATTCACGGTTGAACTAGTCCGAATATCAACAGAGGTTGGGGTCATCTGCACTTTCAAATCGGTAGCGAATACCGCTGAGGGCGATGCGCCAGTCACGAAGCCCAGCCATCATCGGATAATGTGCCCGGAGCAACCGGGGAGCCAGCACCAAAATCAGTCGTATTGGCAAACTGACCACGTTTGAAATACGGCTCCACAATATCGCTGTTATCCGCATCGAGTTCACGGTCAGACCAAGTGATACCGCCAGCGTAAGGAGTTGGCGTACCACCTTCTGATTGTGCGAGGACTTTCAATTCTTTCGCTTGTAGCCTTGCGTTCTCAGCTTTCTGGAACATATCAACACGCATATCGCCTACAGCTTGGTCGGCGAGACGTGAGAATTTAGAGGCAATCATTATCATGCAACGGTGTGCAACCGTATACAGTGAATCGGTTGAGGTTGTACTTCCACTGACCTGAGCATTAACCCACGAAATTTCTTCGTTGGCCAATAACTGATCGTTGGTATCTGTATCACCAACTAGAAAGCGGATTGCGTCTAGAGCGCTTGAATCTGGATCTCCGCTGTAACTCCACGCCATGATTGTCTCCTGAAAAGTTTTAGTGGGGAGGGAGGCTACCTTCCCTCCCCACTAGGTTTAACGGTATTCAGCGGTGGCTGCTTTACCCGTGATTAGGCTGCTACTGGATTGCTGAAGAAGTATCCGAGTGCGGAACTAATAACTTTGAAGTCCCATGCGGATTCAATCTCAATCCTGTCAGCTCGTAGGTGGTCTAAGCGGTAACGGCTGATCGCTGTGTTTGTGCCAATTCCTCCAGATTGGGCAAGCCCACTCCATGAGAAGTTGTAACCAGCGCTCGGTGCCATTATGCCTGCACTTGGAGCTGTATAGCAGAGCAGAGCGTCTCGATCACCGATTTGAGCGTAGGAAGCGGAAGCTCCTTCTGCTGCGGTGTTCTTAATGCCTGCCATTACGAGTACTCGGTCCACGCCCAGCACCGAAGCCATGAGGTCCTCGGTGATGCTTGCAGAGCTTGTGTACTTGTATCGATCAATGATATCAGCGTGGTTCTTGAGAATGCTGAACACTTTGTAGCTCATTACGAGTGTATTGGGCTTGTATCCAGTATTCGTTAGAACGGTGTTGATACCTGTTTGCACGTCTCCGATTGGGTCAGAACCAGAAGATGCGCTCCACAATGTGCTTGGAGTGCTGTCGGTTCCCCAGACAGAGGTTGCAAAGTAGTTTGTTGCCCAGTCAATTTCCTGACGGATTAGCATTTGCTGTGAAAGGAAACGAGTAGCGTCCATATCTGGTGATAGAGGCGCATCGCTGTTCGCACGAACTTGATCGCCTATATCTTTATGGAGAGCGTACACCAGAGCTGAGTACGAATCTGTTGAAAGGCCGTACCCGGTCCCAGCGGACTCGGTTCCATCAGCACGCAGTTCTACCTGATCACGGAAGAAATCGGCTTGGGTGTATGTGAAGAACTTATCGCTCTGTTTCGAGACTGGAACTGTTGGAAAAACTTTTCCAGCTACGAAAGCGTAAGCCTCTTGCATGTATGCGATGCTCATGTTCGTCAAAATTGCGTCTACATGAACATCGCCTGTGGTTGGTTGTGGCATTGTTCAGTCTCCTAAGCTGCTCGGCTGTTTGATATTGTTATCAATGCTGATTGTAAGGTTCCTGCTGCCCCAGCGGTTAAGGCTTGACCACAGTTGTACACTGTCGTTTCTGTGCCTGCTACGACTGGCTGACATTGACCATCAGCGGATGTTCCCACAACATCTCCGGCTGCAAGTGTTGCATCGGCAGACACTTTGGAAACACCAAAGACTCTTACGATTGCTTGCTCGCCTGAAGCTGGTTTGTTCTGCAATACTCCGATTGGTTTATCGGTGACTGCTGCGCAAACTGTTACGGTACCTTCGGCTGACATTTTTACAAAATAGTATTGTGATGAGGATAGGTCAGCGGAAGCCGTAAAGGTTCCGATGTCTATTCCTATTGTTTCGTATGCCATTGGTTAGGCTCCCATCTCAGCGACGTATGCGCTGTATAGTTCAGGGTTGTCTACGGCTACTTGAGATATTCCTTCAGCGATTGATGATGCGGTTCCGTTTTCAACCATAGCTTTTGCCATAGTTTCAATTTGGCCGTATGCATCTTCGTTTTCTGGGCTACCTTCCGAGCCAATTTCCTTGAGTACGCCAGCTTCGCCAAGGGCAACTGCTACTGCGTCAAGGATTTCTTCAACCTTTTCGGTTGCTTCAGCGTCTGCGGCACGAAGTGAACGTAGTACTGGAGCGAATTCCGTTGGGTCTAGCTGTGGTACGATTGCCCATCGTTGGGCATCGCGCACTGCTTTATCCATAGCGGTACTCTCCTCTAGTAGTTCTACCTGTCGCCGGGCGTCAGCGAGTTCTTTACGAACATCATCTAATTCCTTAACGACATCAGTGGCAGGTTCTACTACGGTTTCTTCGACCACTTCCGCTTCTTCTTGAATAGTATCTTCCACTTTCTTCTCCAAAGATTCGGGTTCAGGGTCAATTACTTCGGCCAATGCTGATTCAAGCTCATTATCACTTGACTTCATTACAGCCCAACCCTCGTGGAGAGATGCCGGGTGATCTACGCCTGAAATTTCTTTGAGGCGAAGGTTCGTCAGTTTCTTAATTCTGCGCTTGAATAATTCATTAGCCATAGTGTGGAGAATACCACCTTGGTTATCTATTGTCAGGACTGGTGTAAATAATTTGTAGAATTAGTTGCAAACCCCCCATAACGTATGTATCATTGTCTTATGGAGTCAAATCAAACAAAACCCAAGAAAGAGGTCAAAATGTTAGCTTCAGTACAATATGTCGGGGACAATACGTTCCCATCCCACGCCACCGTGAAGTTCTTTGAGCTTCGTGTCGGCGATCAAGTTCTAGGGGTTTACAACGACCCCCAGAAAGCTCTCGCAGCTCGCGATGAGTTCAATAGTAAATAACCAAACCAAGGAGGAAATCCATGCCAGTAAGTAAAGAAGTAACTGGTACAAATGCCAGAAAGTTGAACGACCAGAGGATTGAGGTTCAAGTTGAGACAGAAGAAGAAATCCAATACTTGAATCTCACGCCAAAGGCAGTAAATCAACTTGTTGTCCAATTAAGTGCCGCAATATACACAAATTGAGGAGGAAATATGCGCACCGATAAAGAAAGAAAAGTCCACCAAGATAAAGCGTGTGAGTTGGGAGTTCCAAGCGCAGAAGAAATCTACATCTTCGCTGATCGGCTCAACTTAGTGCGACGTGAAGCCTTAGAGGCAGTTGGGAGTGTTGGCGATTTCGCAAACGCTTGCTACGCCGTAGGGAAAGTGGGTGCTTCAGTGAGTAAATTCGCTGAAAAAGTAAACGCACAACAATTTGAAGTAGGTCAAGTCGGAACTATCCATAACCTCCGACCCAAATACCTAGTCGGCGCAAAGTTTGAGGTCAAGGAAGTTGATCTCAAGAAAGGAACCCTCTGGGGAACGATACTCACCGAAACTGGTGGGCAGACTACCAAGGGTGCCTACACTGGAATCCCAACTAGCTGCTTCATGGCGCAAGCTGGCTAACCCAGTACCCCCCGAAGGCTACCCTCCAGTGAAAACTGGGGGGTAGTTCTCTTTTTCGGAGTCCTCAGGCATGCCCTAAGGAAATTATTTGCGTTCGCTGAGGTATTTATGAGGGCAAATATCAGGATAATTTGAGGAGGTCCCCTGATTTCACCGCAGATTCCGCTTGCTTAGTTGTGGCCTCAACCTCATCTCCGTGTTGGAACTCGCTACCGCCTGTTATGCGCCCAGCATCGAATGAGTCAGTCGCAGCATTGTAATACATCTGATTAGCGATAACTCGGTAGCGTGGCATTTATCTGTCGCTTGCTTTCTCGGGTCTAACCTTTGCCTCTCCGGATTGGCCGGGGCCCGGTGGCACTTCGGCATCTTCTACGACTTCGAGTTGGGGTTCGTCTACCGGGGAGACTTCTAACAGCTCGCCCATCTTTTTGATTTGGACACTCTGCAAACAGATTTCTAGTTCCTTTGGGAACCTTTGCTGCATCTCAGCAATAACTTCATTCGGGCTAATCTCAATATCCATTCTTCTCTCCTTATGCTTCTAAAGCAGCCACTCTTACTCTGAGGCTTTTAATTTCTTGTACTAGTAATGGTACTAGTTTCCCGTAATCTATTGATGCAGGGTAG